TTCTCCGAGGGTGTCGATAAAGGCCGGTGCGCCTCCGGTCTCGAACGCGTCGGTGAGTTCATCGACCCAACCATTAACCATCGGCATCACCGTGCCAGCCAAAGCCGTGCTCAAACCTCCAGCAAGTAGCCCTTTAAGGTTATCGACCCCGTCTTTTAGCGTAGCTAGTTGGCCAGAGAAGGTTTTGGATTGGGCATCCATCGCCCCATAAAACCGGCCACCCTCACTTGTGGCACTAGCAAACGCATCCGCAACCATATCCGCACTGATCGCGCCCTTAGCCATTTCTTCTTTGAGCTCACCGATACTTTTACCGGTCTTACGGGAAATCTCCTCTAAAGGGTTGAACCCCGCGTTAATCATCTGGTTCAAATCCTGACCCGTCAGCTTGCCAGTAGAGCTCATTTGCGCAAACGCCAACGTTAGGGATTCGAACTTTCCAGCATCCCCCTGGCTGATATCACCTAACTGTTTGAGGCGTACCTGGGATTCTTCAGCGCTCATGCCGAACCCCATCAACGTTTGGGTAGCCTTGGCTAGATCCTCCATCCCAAAGGGAGTACGAGCCGCTTCCAACTTCAGATCATTGACTAGTTTTTGGGCTTTGGCTTGATCACCCAGCATCGTGGTAAACGAAGTGGTGTATTGCTCCATCCGGGCGTTATAGTCCAAGCCATCCTTCATCGCTGAGCCGAAGCCTTTAGCGATACCCGCGATGGCGTGCCCGATAGCTTTCACCCCACCAACAACAGCTTCCGCTGCCAGGCTGGCTTTAAGCACGTCACCAAAAATGCGGGTCTTCGAACTGGTACCATCCATCTGCGAACCCAGCTCATCTACAGCATTTTCTAGGTGTCCAGTGTCCTTAGCTGCAGTTTTCGCATCATCACCCGCACCGTCAGCCTCATCAGCAAACTTGGAAAGAGCAGAATTATTCTCTTTAAGCTCACCCTCAAGACCATTCAAAGTCGCCTGAGCGTTATTGAGCTGAATCTGCCAATTCTTCGTCCGAGAATCATTTTCCCCAAAACTGGTAGCAGAGTTATCAAGAGCGCTCTTAAGGGTCTGGATCTTGGCTTTTTGCGCCTCAATCTCTTTGCCCAAAACCTGGTTACGGGCCGTGAGTGCTTCGGCGGACTTGTCGTTCTTATCGAACTGAGAAGCCACCAACTTCATCTCGGATCCCAAAACCCGCATCTCACGATTAATATCCGTGATCGCGCGCTTAAACTCCCGCTCGCCTTCAAGCCCTATCTTCAAACCAAAAGTAGAATCAGACATGGGCATACTCCAAGCACTGTACGAACTTCTTGCGAAGTTAAATAGGAGGAAACGATAATGATCGAGTCATTCATTTGGACTCTGGTAGGCGCAGCAATCGGTATCGTGGGAACGGTCATCGTTCAAAAACAATCCGACAAGAAGCATGAAGAAGCAGAACGAGGCAAAGTAGCTCAGGCCGCTTCTGAAGAGAGAGCAAAGCAACTCCGTTACTGGGACAACTTGAATTGTGACTCGGATCGGGAACCAATGGATCCTACTACCGTCTCCCTGTTTTACGACGTTAGAACTTGGGCTCGTAGCAACCAGATCGCGGTTAGTCAGGGAAGCAAGATCCCCGTTCCAGGAGTCAATTTGCCTCTTGGTATGATCTATCAGCGGATTGCTCCGGGGATGCTTCCACAAGAAGTTGAGCAATTAGCTAATGCCGTCACTGGACTTGCAGAAGAAGTGGAATCTAATGTTGCAAACGATCCAACAGATAAACATCTCGAATTTGAGTTCGGTTTTCTTGGTGACCTGGCTCAAAAGCTTGTAAAGACCCGCATTGCGCTTGCAAGCCCGGAAGCCTAAATACCTGCGGGGATGATGTCGTCGATGAACCATTGACGTAGCGGTTGGGCTCTGCCGGTTTCGAGTCGCCAGCAGTCCACCAGATCTAAGAGTTCACCGAATATGGTTAGGTCGATTTGCATGCGGGTCAGTCCCAGGTGGGCGAGCCCGATATAGGTCAGGCGGGTAAAAATTGCCTCATCACTATCTATTAGGTGTCCTTTTTCCTGGTTTGCCCTTTTGGGTCTGGGGCCTCGGTCATGATTGCTCGCCGGGTGCCGCGTTGGAGTGCCTGGGCGATAGCCTCCCGATAGTCAGCTAAATCTGCAGGCACAGTTAGTAACTCGACTGCTTCTGCGGTCAGTTCTGGGCGCTTATCGTCTGGATGGGTGAGGTTGTGTATTTGTACGGACTGGTTAGCGAGCAGGGCGATGAGCCAGATTACCTCACCGAGTGACTTATCCATATCTTCGCTAGTTTCCAGGGCTTGACCTAAATGTTCTAGCCCTCCGTAACGTTGAGCTATCAGGCGGGTCGCGCGGGTAGTGAGGACGAGTTCGTATTCTTGACCTGCGATAGTGATTGTCGCGCTTTTTAAAGTGGGGCTATCGGCCTGGCTGGTTTGGGTTTTCGCTGTCATGGCTTTCCTGCTTTTCTAGTTGTTTGTCGGTTTAATGCTGCTTGTAGCGGCAGGCTCATACACCTGGGTGTACCAGCCAGTAATGGTTTCTGGCTTGACGCCGACCGCGCCTTCGGTGACTTCGGCTTTCCACGGGTGCTTTCCGGTAGCGTCTGGTTTGTTACGCCGCAGGATCGTTCCCTCGATACTCGGGGTAGAGAACGTGATCGAATCAGCTTTGGTTGCCAGCGTGGTTCCCGGCAGAGCAAATTTGACGCGGTAAAGCCAAAAATACTGGTACTTCCCGTTAGAGCGTGCAGCTCTAAAACCAATAGCCACGGGTGTGCCACCATCCTCAGAAGTGCTGATAAGTACCCCGTTGGCGTCCAGTCTCGCACCAGTTAAGGCAGCTACCGCCTCTGCCCCGAGATCATCAACCCCAAGAGTGAGCGTTCCAGATTTGAATTCCTTGACAATCTCGGATGCCCCGTCATCGGCATACAAAATTGCCTCAGCCACCTCCACAGATAATTCTGCGGATATCGCCTTAGCGAGCGGTTTAGGTTTGGCATAGGTTTCCTCACCGCTAGTGGGATCTTCGCTAATGCTCGCGTAGTAGAGCTTGTCTAAACCAATAGTTGCCATGATGTTTCTCCTTTACAGGTTGTAAGAATGGTAGGTGGCGATGTCGATTGAATAGTGGTGGTAGCCGGTATCGTCCTCGTATCCGATATAGCGCCTGCCTGTAATAACCAGGCGAGCGCTAATTAGAGCTTTCGTGATCTGGTCTCTTAGAGATAAGTAGTTGGTTTTCGTGAACAGGCTGATTCGGGCTTGTTCTATTTCGACGCTTGGGGTGTTGTCGGCGAAGATCTCGAAAGAATCTGTTAACGGGGTGAACACTAGATACGTGTCTGGGGCTGGGGAATCGGTGTAGCAGCTGACTGCATAGGCGAGCCCAAGTTGTTTAGCGATGTGGCTTATGTTTTCTAAAAGCCCGCTCATGGTTTCACCTGCTGGATTCGCGCGGCTAGCGTTTGTTTCATTGCAGCTATTGCGGCTCGCTTGGTTTGTGAACGCGTGGGGGCTAGGAAGGGTCTAGCGGGCTGGTTGGAGCGCCCGTGTTCAAGAACGTTAGCGATTAGTGCGTTAGCTCTACCATCGTCTCGGTTCTCGGCGAAACCAACTTTGACGTTGTAGTCTCCTCGGCTATTGACTTTTACTGGCGCGGTTCCTAGCGCTTTGGCGAGCTGACCGGTAGAGCGGGTGGGCTGTTTTGTATTCGAACCGATTGCTGCACAAAGGTTAGAACGCATACGCGGCTCCACTATGTTAGCCCCGGCTTTAAGTACTTGCTCAGCGGAGTTATCAAGAATGTTGCTGGCTGAGTCGAGTGCGTCAATGAAATCGTTGGGAAGCTTGATTTGTACGCGAGCCATCAGAGTGTTCCTTCTGCTTCGGTGCGGTGGGCGAGGATCTGGAGGTAGCGTCCGATAGGTTCAACAGCATCAATAACACACCTGCCACGCGCGGAGCTGATTTGCATCGCCTCGGTTATTTTTACGCCGGGTATTGCTCGGATCCTAAATAACAGGTCTGCTTTGGTGTAGGCGGCGCGGTTAACCCAAGCCGGTGAAGCATGGCGCACCTCCATATATGCGCGCACCGAAGCAATAACCTCATCACGAGTCGTGGCGAACCCGGCAGCGTCTTTGGTAACCATTGGCTGTATCAGGTCGATGTGCTCACTCATTTTTCCAAGCGTTGCCATAGAGCGCGCCTTT